AGAGCAATCGTGCAACAAATATATCCATCATGAATATTCAAACAATTAACTGCTTCCTGGATTCAACAGGGGAAATAAACGTGTATTTACAGAACATCAAAGACCAACTGATGATCATGTCAAATGTAGTTGAGCATAAATTCAAGAATGGCAGTTCTATAATCGACTCTGGCTTGAACTCCATAATGTCAATGAACTGTTGTCTGGACAAAATTGAATCAATGAAAACCCACTATTATCAAAATTCATCTACTATAGATAAAAAGGAAATGGAATCAGAGATATTTCTGTTTCTGGACAAATATAAAGAACTGGAGCTCATGAGACATGATTTGTTTGGAGTCATGACATCTACAAGATTGCATTTTGCTCCGAAGCATAGAACAGATGTTTTTTTGAAAGAATGCCTTGTAGAGTATCTGGAGTTTTGTGGGGCTAGCACAGCTATAATGAACAAGGTTAACAACCCTCAGGAAATAATTTCAAGCTTGGTTTTCCAGCACCTGACTCCTGATAACTATGTGATCTACAAAGAAGCCAGAGGGCAAAAAGCTTGTTTAATGATTTATGATTGGAAAGTTTCTGTAGACACTGTAACTGAATCTAAGACATCTGAAAATTATTACACTAGTGTCTGGAAGACATTTAAAGATGTTGTCATTGAGGGAGAACCTTTCTTGGAAAGGCATCCTATATTCATAACTGTAGTGATTTTAAATCCCATAGGAAAGATGGGAATAACAGCAACAACTTGCAGAGTCATCCAAGAATTCAAAAACTCCCCTTATAGAACATTTGTTGACAGGCAAAGAGCTGCTTATCAAGCCAAATTACTTAATGTTGTTAATTTAAGGCAAATATTAACACAGGATGCAGATATTTTCTGCAGGTTCTATGCAGAAACACAAACATTCAAGAGCTCTCTCCTTGGGAAAGTCGGAGACTACATGAATAGAGCAAATGAAGTTTTCTTTAGCCATTGGTCATATGAATATAAAAAGACATGCTTAACAGACAATGCTATGGCAATAGACATTATAGAACTTATAAATTCTTTGCCTACAGAGAAAATCGGTAGAGAGCTCTTAGTGCATTTCCTATTTGGGAGCTTTTTGTATTTCAAAGACACCATGAGTGATATTCACATAAAGGATCGGTTTTTAGGATATCAAAAATGCTGTGAGATGATGGGCATAGAACCTGCTGGAAACGAGATAGAGCTCAAAGATTACCTAGATTCCAATGAAGAGCTATTTGAAAGTCTCTACAAAGATCATGCTGAAAAAATAAGAAAAGATGTGTTAATGAAAAAATCTAAAGAAATAGAAATAAAAAGTATAGAGGAAGCATTTAACATAAATGCAGAAGAGTACCAAAAAGAATACCCTAACTGCTTCACGAACAATCTCCAAGATACAAAAACCAATTTTTCTGTATGCTGGTCTCCAATGATTGAGGATTTAGACATGAGTGAACTTAATTACAACAATGCCATTATCGAAAGCTTTAGGAAATCTTTTTTAGATGCAAAAGAAGTTGTCTACAATAAACCTTACGGTGGGCCATCTGTTGAAAAGAGTTTTTGCAATACCCTCTTTGATCTAGTGAAAACATGCATTGTGGACCTAAGCTGCGATACAACAGGGTACACAAAAGAAAAGATGGTTGATGTTGTGGATGTTAAAGATGGAAGCATACAAATAGATAGAACAGATCAAGCAAAATTATGGGTTGAAATAGGAAACATTAAAACTAGAAACAACAATGAATTTACTTTATCACAAAAAACAACTAGTGATTCTAAAAAATGTTTCATGAAAGGGCTGAACCTTATGCATATAGACATGGGTAAAAAAAGAAAATCGGAAGCTAGAGATGATTTGAAAAGCAAACTCCAAGATGCCAAGATGAAATCTATAGAAGGAGGTGAGTATGATCCATCAAAAATTGAAGAAGAACAAAATATAGAATTGAAAAAAGTGTCACATAAGAAGAAGTTGATAAGACATGATAATGCTGAAGTGGATTATTTTTGTCAATCCATGATCCAATCCATGTATGTGCTGCATGCTCTAGACATAAGGAAAGATAGAGAAGGGAAAATAGATAAAGTATACAATGAATACTGCAATAATCCTGAATCTGTTTTCACAAAACACAACCTGATAGGAACTGAAATAGAGACATGCAAGAACATAAATTCTGTAGCCAAAGAACTTTCTGTGTACTCTTACAGTGAAGATATGATGCAAATATCTAAAGGATTGATGGTAGCCGATAGATTTATGAAAAAGACTGATTTCAAGATATTGACATGTGCGAACACAAGCATGATATGTCTGGCTTTCAAAGGAGATGGGTTAAACACAGGGAAATCTGGAGTTCCCTACATAACAGTACACAAAGTTGATAATGATGCTCAATCCCATTTTATATCCTTGTATACAAAGGAGTTGGTAGCCTCATTTCGTTCAGGAAACTATCATATCAACATAATGAGACCTCAGAGATTAAATCAAGTTCGTCTCCTCAGTTTATTCAAATCTCCCAGCAAAGTTCCTATATTGTTTTCACAATACTGTTTGCTTAGTAAGGAACTTAAAAATTGGTTAACAAGGCCAAAGGTAACCATATTCTCATGCCCTAACAATAGGATCTCTAACTTGCAACAGATTTTATTCTCTTCCATTATTATAGGAACTGTCACAAAGTTGAGCAGAATGGGAATATTTGATTTCATGAGATATGCTGGGTTCTTACCTCTGTCCGATTATTCTAATATAAAAGAATACATTGCAGAGAAGTTTGATCCAGATATAACTAATGTTATAGACTGTTACTTTGTTTCAGGAATAAAAAATCTTCTTTTAAAAATGGAAGGCATTAACTTAAGTAGCAGCGTAAAACCTTTGACCATTGATCAAGAAAATGATATGTCTGGTGGAATAAATGATTTGGACATAAGCTGCCCTATTACAGGATCAACATTGAGAACTATAGAATGTTTGTACAATAATGTGTATTTAGCTATATACATGATGCCAAAATCTCTTCACACCCATATACACAATCTAACAAATCTGTTAAGTGTTCCTGCAGATTGGGAGCTGAAATTTAGAGAAAAAATGAAATTCAAGCTAAATGAAGAAATATTTCCAAAAAAAGAAATGTTTAATGATTCAGGGCCATTTTCTATAGATGGTGTGCTCAACATTAAAACACTTTTTGACTACTATCAAAAGACTATAGACAATGTAGGGGCCTGCAGATCAAACATAGAGGACAAAGAAGACTTCCTGTCTGCTCCATATAAAATACAAACACTAACATCATCGAAAAAATGTTCTAAATCTGACATAATAAAAGACAAAGAGATAACAGCCTCACTTAAAGAGTGTTTGAACAAAAATCCTGAATCTATAAAAGGCAATGATCTTTATATCTTAAAAGGTGTTTTGAAATGTTTCCAAGAAGATAGAGAAACTCTAAGTAGCTTTTTAGAAGCAATGAAGTTAGACCAGGTAGAATATTACAGCTTCTTTTCCAAAATGTTATCTGGTGATAGCAGAATGATAATGAAGACAAATAAAGAGAAATTTTATCACAATAGCCACCCACTGACAGTTGAGTCATACATGAAAGTTCGATATGGTTTCTTTAGTTCAACAACAGTGTTGAAATCTAAGAAAGTAAGTGAAGAATTATATGATTTGATAAAAGAATTTAATAAAATAACAGAACTTGATCTTGAATCTCTAGAGAATATGGGTAGAGGGTTGACAGGAAACAGGGTTACATTCTTGCAGCTTTTAGAGTTTGTAATGATGAAAACAAAATCTAATGCTGGACACACAGATTTCTTAGTCTCTGTGTTTGAAAAGATGCAAAGGACAAAAATGGATAGAGAAATTTATTTAATGAGCATGAAAACAAAAATGATGTTGTACTTCATTGAACATACATATAAACATATAGCTCAATCTGATCCGTCAGAAGCTATTTCTGTATCAGGAGATTATAAAATAAAGAATCTAGCATCATTGTCTTATGACACCATAACAAACTACAACACAGCTTTGCAAAAACATGAATGTAAAATGGCATTCTTATCTGCTGACCAATCCAAGTGGTCTGCTTCTGATCTGACTTACAAGTACATATTGGCAGTAATAATGAATCCTATTTTAACAACAGGAGAAATAAATCTGATGTGTGAGTGCATTTTGATGTATGTTAAACTAAAGAGGGTGTGCATACCCACAGATGTTTTCTTAAACTTAAAAAGAGGTCAAACAGAATATGGATCATATGGAACATCTTTGTCTACACTCACAGAGAATTTGGAGACAAACACTTTCCCTGTATCTATGAATTGGCTCCAAGGGAATCTGAATTATTTATCATCTGTTTACCATTCATGTGCAATGATGGGCTATGAAAAAGCAATGAAGACAAACAAAAACTTAGATTTTACTATCAGATGGATGGTACATTCTGATGATAATGCAACCTCCATGGTGGTGAAAGGTGATATAAAGAAATTGTTCAGAGAGTTCAATTGTGAAAGTTTGTCAGAATTACTCTTTCGAAGCATACAGTCTCATTTTAAAAGCTATTGCATAACATTAAATCCTAAAAAGAGTTATGCCTCTGAATCAGAAGTAGAGTTTATATCAGAGAGGATAATAAATGGAGCTGTCATACCACTGTATTGTAGACATCTTGCAAACTGTAGCACAGAAAGTTCACATACTAGTTACTTTGATGACTTAATGTCACTTAGCATCCACATGACAATGTTACTAAGAAAGGGTTGTCCTAATGAATTGATACCAGTTGCAATATCTGCCATTCAAGTGCAAGCTTTAAGCATTTACTCAATGCTCCCTGGTGAGGAAAATGATATCATGACAATCATTAAAGATTCAGACATGCCTCTGGAGAAGAAAGAAATACCAACATGTGCTGGTGGTTGGTTGACAGCACCTGTAGAAATTATGTCTATTCTAGGACCGTCAGCGAATGATCAGCTCATATATTATAAAATTCTCTTAGATTTCTTCAAAGTCAAAGATTTCAATATGCTAAAGAAAAATGTATCATCATTGGGTTATGTCGAATTGAGAAGATGTGAACTTTTCAAAAGGATAAATAATGGAACACTAACAATTGAAGATAAGAAACTCATTTGCATGGTCAATTTGTTTAAGATAAGCTTAATGTCAGAAGACAGTGACAGCCTTAGTGTAGGCATGAAATTCCAAACTATGATAACTCAAATAATAAAATTACCCAGCTTTGTGAGCGAAAATTCATTGCAAAAGAATTCTAGCTTTAGAGATTTTTGCAAAATATTTCCAAATCTCAAGAGAAATATGGACATTTTGTCAGCTTTGAAAAATAAAGATGGAGCAAATGAATATGATATAGATGAATCTTCTGATAGATCTCTAATGTCAAAAATACAGTTAGAAGAGCTACATAGGCATATGGCTTCTCATCCTGAAGCATTCTTAATAGCACCCATGAATGACAAAGATTACATATTAACAAACTTGTATGCATACAGCAGTGTCAGCAAAAGAAATCAAATGTCTAACCAATCAACAGAAAAACTAGCATTAGACAGAATCCTTAGATCTAAAGCTAGGACATTTATAGATTCTGACTCCAAAGAAATGATGACATATAAAGAAAACATGATGTGTAAAATGGAGATGCTAAAGAAAGTTGATGGAAATGATTTCAATAGCATCAAGACCATATCTGATTTGATGATTAGAGACATGAATTTTGAAATGGTAATCTCTTTAATGGAGAACACTGTGGCTAATGCCTCGATACCTAAATCCAACTATAATTTTAGATGGTTTATAACTGAAAAAGTACCAAGCATTATAGAAGGTTCGCCCGGCCTTATAGTCATGTCTGCTGTGTATGGGATGGATTATCTAACAGATCTTGGTCTAAAAAAACTTCCTTTAACAAGTGATTCTATAGCAATATTACATGATATATTTGGTTACAAAGGCATTTTTGATGATGTAAAGAACTTTATAAAAAATGAAGGGAAAGATTATAAAACAACAGAATTTTTGGATTCCAATATCCTCAAAAGATATGTTTTATCTATAAATTATATGATTCAATCTCAAAACAAGTTGCTATCTATCAATACTTGCTTTTCTAGAAAAAACTTCCCTTTTTACTCAAAATACAATTTAGGTCGAACATTCATTACTAACACATTGGCTATATGGAGCACTATCTACAGCAGGCTCACAAATATCAACTTCTATACTAACCTAAATTTTGTGATTGATAAAAGTTCCAGGATTATAGTTTCACTCCAAAGAGATGTTAACTTAGAAAAGATGATTGATTGTTGTTCATACGTTTCTGATAGACTTCAAGGTCTATTTCCAGATATGACTACAAAATCTATTCGAGAGATTTTGAACAGGTTAAACTTCAATGGTATAGATTTAATGAAGAAACTTACATCTGAGCTAAAAGAGGTCAAACGTGCTATAAACAATGTTAGAACATCTAATCATGTAACTCTTTCTTTCAGACCTCAAATGATAGCAATGAGTAAACATGCAGCATGGCTCTACAATTTTGAAATGATAAATGAGAAAGAATTCAAATTTGTCATAGACCAGATTAGGCAGAGTGAGGTCCATTATATTAAGACTGATGAGCAAGATGCAAAAGGTTATTACATAGCAGGACAGTCTTATAAGATTGGAATAAAAACACAACATAATTACTCTCAGCTTAGCCTGTCAAACCAAGATGTTTCAGTGTTTCTTCATTCACCTTATGAGTATAAAAGAGATGACGATGGGAAGATTTGGGAAGTGCATGTAAAATCTGTCTACAAATTGCTTCAAAAACTACTTTATGACAAATCTAGCATGATTAAGACATTTTTGAGCATAAGAGCAGAATTACTCCCAGGTGAGTTTTGCATTCATGAGAGTTCAAACAAGACTATGCTCATCCTTATTAATGATACAACAAGATCTTTAAACATTGAGAGAATGAAGCTTAAAGGAGTTATCAAATACACACCCTCTTCTGAGTATGCATGGGAAACTATGACTAATCACTCAAACTACAAATTAAGATTAGCAACTGTTGGTGAATGTTATTCTGACCTTTACAAGTCTGTGGATGATCAAGGTAGCATTGTAAAGAATGTCTTGAACAACTTAAAAACCAGCTTAGAATACGGAGAAGAAATGGAAAATATAGTAGAGCAATCTCTAGCTGAAATAGATGATGAAACAACCATCGAAATGGTAAGAGATTCAGTGCAGCAGATACATGATGTAGCCTATAGAGGTCTAGAAGAATGTGAAACATCTGAAGAGTTTGAAGAATACTTAAAAACAGAAGAATTCCAAGATCTAGTTGATCTTCAAAAAGATTTGCTAGAATCTATAGTTGATGAGAAATATAAAATTGGGGCAATAGTTGAAAAAACTGCGTCAAAATTGTCTAGATGGACCGACAGTTTATCTAATTTTAAGAATGTTTGTACCATGCTGAAATTTTCCATGGTTAATGATTCAAAGGGTATAAGAACATACAAAGCCACTGGATTAGATTTTAATTCATTGTCTTCTAGTGAAATAATGACATCACAAGGATTCGATTTATTTGAACTGCTCAAGCTGATCAAGGCATGCGAGGCTTGCCATTCAAGCAATTCTGTTCTTAATTTATTTGCTTTCAGAAACATAAAAAATACCAAATATATACCTGGATACAGAAGATTCTTACCAAACAAAGTCCATTTTGATTATGACATAGTTTTAAACAATGAAGTGATGAAAAGATTCTATGAATACAAAACAATTTCTTTGATGGATCTTAAATTATCTGAAGCAGCAAAAGAAGTTTTAATGGAGAACGGATTCAGTATAACAGGGGAAACGATGAAACTAGAAGAAGAAATAATTGAATCTAGCCGTGCTCAGATCCGAGATAGTATGTCAGCATATGATCAAGTAGCTATGCAAATGAAATTGACTAAAAAGAAGAGCGCTTACCTCATACCTTCAAATACATTATTACTAGGTGAATTATTGAAATTTTTAATGTTATGTGTTAAAGGAGAAGAATATGATGTGATGAAGCTACTAAGGAATCATTTCAGAGTTGAGGTTCCTAGAGATGACAGGATGACAAGCATCCAAGATGCAATAACATCATGCAAAATAAGCGGGTTTATACAAAGACATTTTATGAATGATAAAAAAGAAATTGTCCTCTTAGGGGTAGCAGAAAGTTTAGAAAATTTTATGTTTTTGGCTTCACCAGACCAATATGGCGAAGAGCAAATTAATGCTGAAGAATTGGTAAAAAAAGCCTTAGCTGTTAATGAGCAAAGATCTAAACACAGAATATTAACAAAGATGAGGAAATACATAACCACTGATGTGGATTTTTTGACAGAAAGATGTTTGTATGGTAACATGTCCAGTGAGGAAATAAACCTACTGATTTTTAATGCTGTTTCTAAAATAGACCTAGAGTTGAGTATGCTAAATCCAAAGAAAAAGAAAAAAAGAGCAAAAATGTTGGAAGATTTAAAAGGGTTTTTAGACAATGATAACTCTCAAGGCAGTCAAGAAGGCTAGTGGATCAAGTATCGGCGCGTGACTAGATAGCTTTATCTCGATCCATTTGAACACAGTAAAAAGAGTCCAAGTTGCTATGCAGCATATGATCTAACACAACATAAGTATTGAAACGTTAGTTTAGCCTTAGATAGTATTTCTTAATATAATAATTGGAAGTGTCCAGCTTGGCTAGACCATAATTTGAATTGTTGCTCGTGTTGACCTTTTATCTAATAAATGCATCCCTTCCAGAAGTCGGGGTTTGTTGCACGATTGCTCT